ATGATATTTAATATAATCCATATTACCTACACTTAATTTTTGGGTAGCAGATACCCATGCATAAAATAAAAAGTTTTCTTTTTTAGCAAAAACAAAGTCTTTAATAATAGATGCTTTTGTTAAAACTGTTTTGCCATGTCCTCTAGGTACAATAATTGCAGTTTGTTTTACATTTCTGTCGTCTATCGCATCTGCTATTTCGTAATGAAAGAATGGAGTTTCACTACGCATAAAGTCATCTGGTAAAAATAATTTACCAAACGATATAAGATCTTTATATGCTAATTGTAATGCTTCTTCAGCTTTGTTTACGTTCCGTTTGTTTATATTTGTCATCTAAATACTTTTCTAACTTTTTAGCTTGTTTTGTCATATCTACAAAATCATTAAATACAACTTCAAATCTTTGCAATCTATCTGCTATAAAAAGAATTGTTCTTTCTAAATCATTTATCTTTCTTTTTAAATCATGTTTTGTTAAAGGTTTTTTAGATTTCATGTTGTCTCCATTTTTTCAGGCACAGGTAACATTTCTATTATTTTTCTCATTCTTAATATATTTGTATATGTTTTAGAAGACATACTATAAAGATTAAATTCTTTTCTGACTTTACTATTTAAATCTTTAAGCATTATAATAGCTTCGTCTAATTCCATTTCATCTGGAATATTATCTAAAAAATGTTTATTGTTTCTTTTTTGCATAGTCTTCTCTCAAGTATGTTAAGTATTTACATGCTGTTTCTGGATTAAATATTGTTGTAATTAATCTATTATCGTCATCTTCATATCTAGGATCTATAATTGTAACAGGACAATTAAATATATTTTTATCATCCAATCCTAATTTATCTGCATAGCTATCCATAATTTTAAATGATGCTACTTGCAATGCATGGCTAATTAATCCACTAGAAGGACTTTTAACAACTTGGTATCCAGATACATGAGTATGCCCACAAGTAAGTACATGATCGCTCCATCCCATCTGAGCTGCTTTTGCTACACCATGAGCAGTATTCCAAATACTATTTCCTTTAAATGTGTGCCTAGCATTAACTCGTATTTCTTTACCACTAGGAAATACAAGTCTCATTCTTGCTCCCCACTTTTCATATAAACCCTGATGATCTCTCATAATAAAATCTAATGGATCGCCATCGCCTGACCAAACATCGTGATTACCTGCTACTAAGTATAACCAATTTAATTTATTTACAAAGTATTCAGTAAGTCTCCATGATTCTTTTGCACTTGTAGATTGTTGTCCATACAATGCAGACAATCTTCCTATCCAATTGTTTTGTATATCACCAAGATTACCAGCAAACATTCCTTTTGTATTATTAATTAAAGTCATATAATGGATAATCTGAGATAAGTCTGTACCATCATCATCTACATGAGGATCACCAAAATGTGCAATTCCTATTGGCCCATTTATGTTTATATCAATTCTTACAAGTTTTCTATTTTCTTTAGATGTCTTTTTTTGTTTGTATTGTTTTTTTCTAAACTCAATAAGTTCTTCTATTGGTATAGATTCTGGATCTCTCTCTTCTACTTTAAATGGACTTTTTTCTAATATAGTAGGTCTAACTGTTTTTTTACCGCATGCCAAACATTTCCATTGTTGTTTTTTAGAATTTGCTCTATATAAGAATCCACTTTTATGTATGTTTCTAGAACCGCAATGATAACAACATATAATATTCCCATCGTTATCTTTTACAATTCCTTCAGTTACTCCCATTTTATTCCTCGGATTTTATTTGTTTTGTTTCAATAGGTAATTCATTTCTCTTTGCACCTTCTAATTGTTCAGGAGAAAAACCCTCAAACATACCTATTAAACCTACCTCTTTCTGTTTAATAGTATTATTAGATGTACCTATGACTTTACCTAATTCTTTTGTTGATTGTAATATAATATTATCGTCTTCACTATAATCTGCAAGATGCTTTAATTTACTAAGAATATACTCATGGTCTATCCCTAATCCTTTTGCGACATCTAATACAGACTTTTGTATTTCTTCCATGACTCTTTCCTGTTTTAAAAGTACGGTTGCTTTTTTTCTTGCTTTTTGTTCTGAGACTTCTTTGTAAGCATTTTTGTATGCTTCTACAGCCCCCATCCCTATTACTACATTTGTAGCAAATTGTTTTTCTTTATTTGTAACTTTTTTTCTATTACGAAAATTATCCGCAGTATTTTTTATTTTTGTAGAAAATGTATATCTATTAGGATGATTACTAAAATCTGTATCCATTTTTGTACTAGGTTTATTAATAAAACTACCTACTACAGTTCGCACCCATCCATTTGCATAGTTATAATTTTTTGTATCTGAATGATGATTAACGTTTGTTTTAACTTTTAGCAATTGTACAATCCTATCATCGTCACTTATAACCCAATCACCTTCTTCTGCTTTTCGCCAATCTGGATGAACTATTGTATTTGGATACGTCTCTCTAAACTCGTCTATGTCTTCATAGACATAATGTTCTACATTTTTGATTTTTCTTTTTTCTGCCATTTAAATTGATGTTCAGTTAATAACATAACTTGAGCAGATAAACTATCTATTAGTTCGTCTACTTCTCTAGGTACAAGGTATACTTTGTCGTCTATTTCTACAGGAACTAAATCCTGTGATAATTTACTCAGTATTCTCTCTTGTTCAGAGATTGATAAGTTTGATAAACCTTCTATTACTTCGGACATTTTAATTACACCTTTTATTTATCCCGACCCAACCACCCATTAATTTAAACTATAATACAACTTAATACAAGTAGTTACCCCAGTTATTTAGTAGAAAAATTGTATGATTTTGATATGTAGCCTTTTTCCTGTTATATACCCCCTATATGGGGGTTTTCGTAAATAACTTTTACGTTATTTTCTATTTTGATTATTATTTTTGATAATTAACTTAGCTAATAAAGGAGAAATATTATGGCTAAACTATTACCTACACCTAAGAAGGTGTTAGACGCAGCTGATAAAGCTGAAGATAAATATCTTGACGCTCTACAGCATGCACCAATTAAGCGTGGATGGAACAGAACATTTGGTATATCCATACCATCTAAGAGTGACGCTCTTCGTGAGTACAATTCTACGATGCGTGGTTTACAAGAGTTTTGTGAAAGCAGAGGTTACGAAGGTATATTGCAACCTGAAGAACCAGAAACTGCTGTAAAGCGAAGGGAAGAGTAGGCTTTATGCCTACTTTTTCTTTATTAACACAACCTATTAACTTGTCGAGAGTGTGGTGTATATAGCAAGAATATATTTCCTCTATATATACTACATTCTACGATAACTTGGGTATAAACAATTAAAGAGCAAGGTCGCTATCACTATTCTGTAATTATTCAGAAGTAATGCATGATGTGACTAGTTACGGCTATGTACTGATACAGAAATGCCGAATCACACTGGCTAGGAATGTCTTGCTCTTTTATATAATAACTAATGGAGGATAAAATGTTTGTTAAAAATTATAGAATATGGCATGATAAAGATATGATTGCTTATACTATTACTGTTGGTCTATTTGGTAGACATTTTACTTTACTTATTACAGTAAAACCATCTTTCCATATCATTTGGACTATTAGTGAAAAGCTATCTGATTGGATTCCAGAAGAAGGGCCATTAAAGAAACATGGGGGTAAACTAATATGAATACTCTCATGTTTGACGAAGAAGTATGTAAAAATCTTAAACATATAAAAAATTTAATAAAGGATATGAAAACACGATTCGATCATGTTAGAGGTGATATTGAATCAAGAGAAATAATGATAGCTACAATAGAAAGAGCTATTGAAATAATTCAACAAAAGCAGGGGGTAGGTAGCAACCTTTAAAGACTGATGCACAGACATGGGATTCCGAGGCGCCCCTGAGATTTTATTTTGAGTGTACTTTAAGAGTAATGATCTGCTAACGGTTAACGCACTGTTCCTATTGCTCTCGAGTTGGGTAATGATAGGTATTGATTAAAAGGGATACCTTTTTCAATCGTACTGTTTCCACAATATAAGCATATAGATAAGCTTAAAGGCACTCAAAGAATTAATAGGCACTGTTCCCTTCCACTCACAACTACAATG